AACAGAACCAAGCTTACCTTCTAATTCTTTGTAGCTGTTTGCTAAATCTTCTACAGTTTTAAACTTGCCAGCATACAAACCATTTTCATCTTTAAGACCTTCAAGGTCTTGTTGAGACATTGGTGGTGTTTCAGATACTTGTACTTGTGATGAAGTCATAGTGGTTTTTTCTTTTAACTATAGTGAATTGTATTGCCATGTCCAGTAACGTAATCACCCGACTTTTCTGGCACAGGGTTTTCTTCGTACTCTCCTACTCTACTAACGATTGCTTGTTCAGAGACAAACTTACCATCTTCATCTCTTTTTCTAGGCTTGTTGGTTGGCATTAGGGGTTCCTCCTTGTTGTAGTTGTTGTGCCTGTGCATCAGCTAAACCTGCTTGTGCATTATTTTTAGGATCAAGTAATGATGAACCTAAAGCAGCAGGTCCAAGACTTTGAATAAGCTGTTGTTGTGCAGCAGCCTGTTGCTCTGCTTGGATTTCTTCTTGTGTTTTTACTAGGTTAGCAGTATCTATACCGATACTGGTAGCTAGTCTTTTCACTGCTTCATCTACATTTACGTACTGTCTCATCACATCTGGTCCTAATGCTTGAGCTACAGTACCGATAAACTCTATCAGTTTGTTTCTATCATTACCTCTACCAAGTCCTTGAAGTCCTGTGACTATCTTGGGTTTGACCAGTTCATCAGGCAGCTTTGGAACTTTACCTTGTCTTACCAACAAGTGCATACGTCTTCTAAGATATGGTAGTTGAAACTCTTGAGTCAAGATACTATAGATACCACCAAGACTATTCTCTAATTCTTGTGCCATAAGATTTATCTCTGCTGCTGTTACTCTTTCTGCGTCACGTTGTACTGATCTTGCCATTAAGAAAGCCATTTCAAGTCTTTGTTCAATACGTTGAATAGCGTTAAAAGCAACAGTAAAATCACCTGCTTTACCAACTTGCATGACAGAAATATCTGCTGCCGTACCTTCTCGGATAGCTCCATTAGGTGCTTTAGCTATAGTGGCTGCCCTTGTAATACCATTGGGGTTGACCAAAAATAAAGTCTTGGCACTAGCAGCAGCACCTTCAATTATTGCTTGCATCAAAGACTCAAGACTAATCAAGTCTCCTCTGTATTCTTCTACGTATCCTCTTCCATAATCTTCTCCATCTATCCGAATGAACCTAAGAGGAATAAAAGGAGTAACATCTATCTTTGATCTGCCATCTGTGTTTGGTATCTTTTCTCCTTTACATTCTTGAAACCAAAAGAAGTCATCATTCATTCTCTTGATAGATGTATATATATCTAAGTCACCCTTCATCATATCTGCGTCATAGTTTTCTTTCTTCTTAATCTGTTCTAAGAACTCAAGAGGTAGAGCTTGTGGGTGTACAGTTTCTTTAATTAGTATCTCTAAAACATTACCAACTTCATCACGCTTACAAACAAACTTAGATAGTGGATATACTTTGAGTCCTTTATCTGTTAGATATAACAAGACGTTACCAGATACTACAAGATGCTTGAGTGCTTCAAACATAGCAACTCTATCGTTAGATATTTCTATTTGATTCATCAAAGCGTTTTCGATGGTGCGTAGTCCTTTATCTATTTCACTTTGTAGTGCTTCTTGTCCTTGCTTTTTTATTTCAAGATCATCTATTTCTAATTTAAAAAATGCTGTGCTTGGTGGAAGCAAAGTCATCAATAATTTATTAGATAAGCTGTTAACTCCTCTGCTTCCTGTTGCTTGAAAAGGTGTCTTGATCTTAGCTCTAGTACCTGATGTCTGTTCTGGTATCAGGCTAGGAATAGTTAACTTAGAAGATTCTTTTGCTTCTCTATCGTAGACAGACCGACTACTAACAAGTGCTTCATATCTCCCTGCTGCGGTTGTACCTTGTGCTGAATATTCCATTTAAGAATAATTTAAATTACTACTGTTATTTGAATTTATTAATCGTGGTATTTGTAATGATTGTGTACCTAATCTTTTGCGACCTACATCAGTACTAGTTCTTGGTCTGTTTTTCATTTTTGTAGATTTTCTTTTGTCACCAACAACAACTCTATCTGCTGTTTTCTCAATAGCAGAATCAAGTGGTTCTGGGTCTGGCAGCTTTGGTGGGCTTGGTCTTCCGAAACACATAACTATTTACCTCCTACTTTATTTGAAAAAGATTTTCTAGCTTTTGATCTAAGTGTACTACGATACTTGTTTCGTGACATACTTGTAAGTTTTCCATCAACTCTTCTTATGACTCTCTTATTACGATTGCCTTGTGAAAGTGTATCAGCAGTTGTAAGGTTAGGGTCTACATAAGTTCCTTCTTCTTTCTGTCTCTTTATCTTTAAACTTTCTGTTGCTTTCTTTGTGTCTTTAGGGTCATCAACTCCTGTCTGTTTACCAGTTACAGTGACAGGTCTGTTCTGATATTCACGTTGAGGTGTAGACATTCTACCTCCACCACCACCAAAACACATAGCTAGTTCTCCAATACTCTGTTAGTTAACATAGTTTCTTTTTGTCTTAGTTGTTGTTCGATAAGGTAATCAACAACAGACCTCTGCCCTGCACGATACCACACTTCACGATCTGATAGCGATAGGTCTGGACATCTGTTAGGAAACACAGTATCTAAAGCTTGTATAAGTTCGTCAGTAATTACAGGTAAAGACACAAAAATTAAAGAGCTATCTCTATATTATATGTTAATGTAAAAGTAACAAGGAGTGGTTACCTTGTTGCAACGCTAAGAAAACCTCAAGGGTGTGGTTCCTCTTGGGGTTTTCTTTATGGGT